AATGTCATATAAGGTACACCAGAATTTGAAAAAATACAGACCGATACTTTTAGAAATATGCAAAAGATTATATGGGAAAGAGGAATAATTATGGCAAACAAAAGAATGTTTAGTCTAAGTATTGTAGATACAGACTTGTTTTTAGAAATGCCAATGACAAGTAGACTTCTTTATTATGAGTTAGGGATGAGAGCTGATGATGATGGGTTTGTAGGAAATTGGAAAAAAATAATCAGAATGACTGGATTATCCGAAGATGATATGAAAGTTCTAATTGCTAAAAAATTTATACTTCCCTTTGAAAGTGGAGTGATAGTTATTAGACATTGGAGAATAAATAACTACCTTCGTAATGACAGGCACACTCCGACTTCATATCAAAAGGAGCTAGCAGAGCTAAATTTAGACAACGAAGTGTATGAACTGAAAAAAGCCGAAGCATCAACATTGCTCCCACGTGGTATACCAACGGTAGACACAGAAGAGAATAGTATAGATAAGGGTAGTATAGAAAAGGATAGAGTAGATAAGATTAGTACAGGAAAGGGGTGTGGGGAAAACCCACACAAAGAGAAAGCAGAAAAAATACACTTTGCAGAGTTCGTTACCATGACCAATGAAGAGCACGAAAAACTTGTCAAAGCTTATGGCAAAGACTTTGCAGACCAATGTATCTCCGTTCTCGATAATTATAAGGGCAGCAATGGGAAAAAATACAAGGATGACTATCGAGCTATTTTAAGCTGGGTTGTAAAACGTGTCCAAGAAGACCGAGCACACGAATACTCACCGAAAAATACCAAGACAAACAATCCGTTTTTAAGAATGCTGTTAGAGGAGGAAGAAAATGACAAGAAAGGAAACGATGGAAGTTTTGGCAATAATCAGGGCTTCGTATCCGAGGTTTTATCAAACTGCTCAGACGAATGAAGACGTAGAAACAACGGTTAATCTATGGGCTGAAATGTTTGAAAACGATGATGTGATGGCGGTAAAACTAGCTGTAAAAAGTCTAATTAACACGTTAGAGTTTCCACCTACAATAGCCGACATCAAAAAAGAAATGAACAAGCTGTTTGAGGTTATAAACGATGAAAATGGGGCAATAGATGAGTGGAATCAAATCAAAACCGCATTAAGAAATTCTGCATATTACTCAGTCGAAATGTTTGAGAGATTGCCGCCAATAGCCAAAAGGTTTGTTGGAAGCCCAAGCCAACTTAGATGCTGGGGCTTAGATCCAGATTTTAACGATGGGGTTATTAGGGGGCAGTTTTTAAAACAATACGAGGTGCTTAAAGACAGAGAAAGACATGCTGCAATGTTACCTGAAAATGTTAAAAGCAAGTTAAAAGAGCTTGCTGAACAAAAAGGTTTAAAAGTGTTGGAAGGTGAAAAAGTTTAGGAGGCACAAATGATTAAAATACTAGAATTATTTGCAGGTATTGGAGCTTGCAGTACAGCATTAGACAGACTAGGCATAGAGCATGAGATAGTCGATGCAGTCGAAATAGATAAATATGCGATGAAAAGTTTTAATGCTATACATGGCACTAACTTTGAACCACAGGATATTTGCACATGGGATAAAGACATCGAGTGCGACCTAATCATGCATGGAAGCCCTTGTCAGGACATCTCCGTTGCAGGTCAACAAGCTGGTGCTGATGAAAATAGTGGTACAAGGTCTAGTTTAATGTATGAGACTATCAGAATTGTCGAGAAACTAAAGCCAAAGTACGTTATTTGGGAAAACGTGAAGAATCTGCTATCCAAGAAACATAGACATAATTTCGACAACTACCTAGAACGTATGGAGAGCATGGGATATAAAAACTACTACCAAGTGCTAAATGCAAAAGACTATGGAATACCACAGAACAGAGAAAGGGTATTCACGATAAGCATTAGAGCTGACATAGAAAAAGAGTTCCATTTCCCTGAAAAAGAAGAACTAAAGCTAAGGCTTAAAGATATGCTAGAGGAACAGGTTGATGAAAAGTATTACCTAAGTGACAAGGAAATAAAATATGTCGAGAAAAGAGATGGCGGATATACTCAAATTGCAACCGAGCAAACAGAAATCGCACATTGCCCTATAACAGCAAAAGGCAATGACAACTGGGCTGGAAACTTTATAAAACAGGTTGCACAAATGTATGGAACAGAACGAGAGCCTAACCCACAAGCAGGTCGAGTGTATGATAGCGAAGGGCTTTCACCTGCAATGGATAGTTGTGGCGGTGGCAACAGAATGCCAAAGATTTTGATAAAAAACAACACAAAGCAAGGTTACTTAGAAGCTCATGAAGGGGATGGAGTATACACGAATGTATCTACAAAACGTGGAACGGTATCACCGCAAATATCGCATACATTAACAAGATTTCAAGACTCAGGAGTAGTGGTCAAAAATAAGCAATATACAGATTATTCAAAAAAAAAGATATTAAACAACATTGTCAAAGGAGATATTGTTGGAACGATTACAGCAAATGCTATGCAATCATTTAACCATGATAATTGCCATTTAATAAAAACTGATTATTTAGACCAAAACACTATGGGTGCGGTTCAACTGAAGCGAGGCTATCCAATAGAATTTAAAACCGAAGAAAATTACACGAACCAAATAGACATTTTAGGCAATTATTCAAAGAGCAACTATTGTGGCACACCTATTGTTAATAAAAACGGAATAGCACCAACGGTGAGAGAGAATCATGGACAAGTATCTGCTGTTAGTAAAAATTATAGAACCAAAAACAAAAGAATATTAAAATTAGCTGAAAATTTGCCACAGGACAAAGGAACGTATTTCATGGATATATACAATCAAAAGATTTTAAAAGATGAAACTGCAACTTTAAAAGCAGGTATGGATTGGCAACAAGGGAACATTGTTAGTAACGAACTTCGCATACGAAAGCTCACACCAAAAGAATGTTTCAGACTGATGCGGCTTCAAAGATGAAGAGTTTGAAAAAGCAGAAAAAGTAAACTCAAACTCACAGCTTTATAAACAAGCACGGAAACTCCATTGTAGTAAACGTGCTAGAAAAAATACTAAAGAATTTATTGGAGGAATAAATGACAGAAATACCAGGACTAGACAGCAGAAGATACTCAAAGTATTCATCTGTGTCTGATGAAACAAAAGCAAGATACAAAGGATTTGAGAAGATAAAAGAATACGAATACTTCTACCTTTGTGGAAGATATAACGATAAAGGAGAGCTACTTTACAAAGAGTGCTTCTCGAAATTTGATGTTGATGGTGTGAGAGTAGCATACCAAAAACCGCCTAGAGTACCATATCAACATTGGTGGAGGGGATGATATGGAAAGCGAACAATTATCGTGGGAAAGCTTTGCAACCGTTGAGCCTGTACACACACACGTAACATTTGATTTAACAAACGAAGATTGTTTAATAGCATTAAAAAGAATACCAGATGCAAGCATAGATTTGGTTGTAACAGATTGCCCTTACCACATTGTAAGTGGGGGCTGCTCCAAAGGTGCTTTTGGGAATGGCAACGGAATATTCACAAAAAATCATGAACCTTCTGGAATATTTAATCGTAGACGAGTAGCCTACAAAAAAAGCGGCGGCTACATTTTGGAAGGCACAAAGCATATTGCATTAGGTGGAGTGCTAGACGATAACGATAGTACAACCTATGCAAGGCAAGGCAAATTATTCAAGCATAATGATATTAAGTTTAGCGAGTGGCTACCTGAAATATACAGAGTTTTAAAAGATGGAACTCATGCTTATATTTATATCAATGCTAGAAATATGAAGGACTTGCAAACTGAAGCAGAAAAAGTAGGATTTGAATATCAACAACTAATAGTTTGGGATAAAGGAAATGCAACACCTAATAGATACTACTTAAATGTTTTTGAGCTAATACTAATGCTCCGAAAGGGCAAAGCTAGAAATATAAACAACATGGGAGAAAAAAATATACAGAGAATAAAAAACATTCTAGGTGGCAAAAAGACGCATCCGACAGAGAAGCCTGTGGAACTTAACAAAGTATTTATACTAAAC